GTAGGTATTGATTGGGACACATTATCTTATGCAGGAATTCAAAATAACCCGGATGTAAAGTCTCTATTAGACTTTGCAAAGACTGGCCAACAATTTAGATTTAATGCCGTTTTAGTTTACTACGATTTATATAGTCAGTCAGTTCCAGCAAACAGATCTACCAACCTATATGGTATCTTAATCTTAGATGATATTTTAGATACTTATGGACCTGGTACTAAAATTCACGAACAAATTAAATTTAAGCCAAATGAGGTTACTGGTCTAAACGGTAACGCATACTCATTAAAGTTAAATCTTAAATTTAATTCATCTCTAGATAATGTAGGGGTTGAGACAAGTGTAAATGACTTTACTACTTTCTCGATGGACCTTTTTATGGACACGACTACAGCTTTAGAAAATGCAACAGATTTATTATTACAGACTAATAATAGATATGCAAAAGTTACAGAGAGATTAGATAGTCTAGAGAATATAATTCTAGGTACTGCAAAAGCTGCAGAATTAGAAGCTAGAATAAAAGAAATAGAAGATGACTTTACAGCATCTTCATTACAGTTACAAGATTCATCGGCTTTGCTAAATCTTGTAAATAACGCACACTCTAAAATTAATCAACTGATTGATGGTACAATTCCGGTAGAATTACAATATAATACAGATGTAATTTTTGCAGGAAAGGGAACTACAGTTGATAAATCAATTGCTGGTAAAATTAAGGTAAACAATACTGTTGATGGTTATATGGTTGCTGATGTATTTAGATGGGATATTAATTCAAGCGCTGTAGTAAATCAATTATCTACTAGTAACCTATTCGATCCAGGTGAAGCAGATCAATATGGAGTATGGTCTAAATTAGTACCATTTTCTAATAGGTTAAGCTTAAAAAACATAACCACTACTGGTAATGCGTTCAATGGAAATCTAAATATATACATTGATGATTCTACTAACGGATGGACAAAGGGTCAAATCTTTAGAGTTGCATTAGATAATATAGACATTAACGGAAATAATATAAAAATTTGGACGAGTACATCTACCGGATTCAATCAAGAAGTTGCAAATATCAGCCCGATACAGTTGATTACTTCAACTCCTTATATTGAAGTTGTATGTATGGACCCATCCAATTATATATTTGAAGCAGATATTTTAAGATAATATGAACACAAACAACTCTATTTCTAACTCATTAAAAAAGCTCTTAGAGCTTAACACTAATTCATTAAAAACTTTTGAAAGAATTAATGAAGCAGTTACTACTAATCAGAAAAGTATTCCATTAGAGATACTTACTGACGAGGGTACTAAAATAGTATCTATACCTGGGTTTGGATTTATGCAAAAAGAGTTGCAAAGATTAGATACTAATCTAAAGGCTCTAACTGGTTTAGGTAAAGGTACGACTAGAATTAAATTACCAGATGGAACTTTCCAAAATATTATTACATCTGCGCTTAAGAGTCCAGCAAATGATTTAACTGCGGTAGCAAGACCGATTAACTTCTCGACTGCTCCAAACTATTTTGCTGAAGACTTTTTAAACCCAATGCTTAAAACTTCTTTTGATGTAAGCGGTCAGATTCCAAATGACACTGAAAGAGTTTTAGTAAAAAGAATTATTTTTGATTCTTCAAATCAAACTGCAGTAGACTGGTTTAATGAAAATTATAGAAACCAGGAGAACATAGATTATTTAACTGCTATTAGAGATGTGGTAAATAATAGTATTGCATATATCGTTGATGAAGAATTAAGAGATATGCCATATAGAACTGGACAATATACTGGAAAGTTTGATGTCCTATCAATTTCAAATTCACAAAGAGAAGTTATTGAAGGTGGTGTAACTAAGAAACAAGCTATTAAATTATACACTCTAGATAAATTAACTTACTCTGATAAATCAAAAGATCTAGACCAGACTGAATTAATCCGCGTAGGTGATGAATTGATGGTCGCTGGTGGCTCTAAAAACACAAGGTATGTAATTGACAAGCTGGACTCTTCAACTAGACAGGTTGAGCTTAGATTGATTGAGGGTTATGAACCAATTAAGATTGGAGCTAATGTACTTGCTATCTATAAGAATGAAGATAATAATCTACAGGTTGAAATTCCATGTGGATTCAACGAGAGAGTCTTAATGTTTATGAAGGCTATTGATGCTGATTCTAAACTATTAGCAGAGAACTGGTCTCCAGGTGTTGGTTATTATACAAATGAATTAACTCTTACTCAAGAGGATGGTGTACAAATTACACTTGCTGAATTCTATAAAGATAATGTAGCTGATTTCAGTAGAATGATTGATGCGTTAAAGGTGGATTCAGTTCCTCCAGCTGCAATTGGTGTATCTCCGGATGCTCCGGTTTTAAATTCTGAAAACTTTAAAGTTGTACAGGTTAATACTCACTTAAGTGCAAATGGCGCTAAAGGTAAGATTACAAAATTATCTGCTGATAAAATTACAGTCGATGAAGCAGTTAAGAAATTAGATTCAACTATTTCTAAGAAGCGTGGAGAAATTGCTACTAAGAAATACAGATCTGAAGTACAAAGAGATAAAGATAAATCAGAATTAAGCTCTTTAATAGAAGAAAGAGCTTCAGAGGCTAAAATGTTTAGCTCTATCGTAAATCAAATACAAAGTGTTTCTGCAGATACTAACGTTAAGAAGGCATCTCCTAAATATAGAATTAGAGGTTTCTGGGCAATACCAGGTGCTAAGAAGGTTGCAGATACTGCAGACCAAGAAGTAGTACAGTTTATTGTTGCATATAGATACCTATCAACTTCTGGTAAATCAGGAGAGGCTGCTCAACTTAAATTCAAAGAGGATGGTAGAGAGAAAACAGCAGTATTCTCAAACTGGAATGAAAAGAAAACTAAAGTAAGACCAAGAGCTAAGTCGATTGCACCAGATGGTACAGTTGCTACAAAGTTTACATGGCAGCCATCAAGAGTAGAAGATGGCCAAGAAATTAACTTTAACCAATTGGATATTGCAATTAGTCAAGGTGAAACTGTAGAGATTAGAGTTAAATCAATTTCTGAAGCAGGTTATCCTCAGAATCCAATTATGTCAGATTGGTCAGAGTCAATGACAGTTGCTTTCCCAGAAGCTGAAATTGATACTACTGATATTGCAGCAACAGTTGAAGCTAACCTAGCTGAATTAGCTAGAGTAAGAATGAACGAGGAGTTAACTGCTCAAGGTATTTACACTCACGTTGAAGATTCATTTACTGCTAACGAAAGCTATTACGCACATACTGCTACAAATATTGCTTCTGGATTTTTAACAGAAGAACAAAAGCCAATCTCTGTATATGATAAAATTGCAGAATTAGAAGCTCAATTAGCGGGACTTAAAGGTACTGTTGAAGCTGAAGTTGGTGAACTTGTTGTTAAAATTGTTGATGAAGATGGTACGGTAACAAATGTAACTAAAGATCAAACAGTTCAAATCTTTGCCGGGTATTATGTTAACGAGGTAGCAGACTTAAGTGTTAGAAAAGGACATATTGTTAATAAGACATTTAGACTACAGTTAGAAAATAGTAAAGCTTCTAAACTAGAATTAGTTTCTAGATTGGTTGGTGATAGAAATAAACCAGCATATAGATCTTCTGCTTCGGCATCAACTGAAGCTACTAACTTCTTTGGAATAGATATAAACGATGCAGGTGGAGAAAGCCCTGATAAGAAAATAGAAAACGATAGTTACTATTTAACAGAGGGTAAATATGATTTAGCTCCTATTCAATATCAAAATGTAGATACTGCTCAAACTGAAAAGACTGGAGATGCTCCATATCAATCAGCACAAAGAAGAGGTCAGTTTATCTATAGTAGATTTATGGATATTGCAAACCAAAACGCACACTATATTGTTGAGCCGCTTGAAACTGTAACAACTCCATTTGATATTACAGATTACGAACATGGTTTAAGCTATGCTTCTACATTAGCACAAGGAAATTCAACTCAAGATTTTATATGGAATGGTGATTTCGTAGCAGGTCAAGGTACAAGCGCTTATGGAGTTAATGAGTCTTTCGATCCTTCTAAAGTAGGGGTTACTTCTATTTCAACAATAGGACTTTACCCATATAATAGAGGTTTATATTTACATAAAGACCATCCATTATTAGAGAATGTTTGGGAAGATGCTAATGATGCTGGGTCTATAGATATAGACGCTGTTAAAAAATCAATGATTTTTTCAATGCCTAAAACAGCAACACAAGCTACAGGTGCTACATTATTTAGTTTCTTTGGGTATAACCGTTTATTAAATAGTGCTTCAATTGGAAATAAACAACAAACAGCATTCCATACCGGTAAAGGTTTAAAACACCAAGATTTATGGGCAAACTCCAGCACGCCGGAAGATTTAGGAAGACCTATTAAAATGTCTTTCGAAGAAAACGACCAATACTTATTAGGTGGTAGATCTTGTGGGGCGTTCTTATATATGAATCCAATTAATATGGAGGCTTTAAAAGTTGGAGGCGATACTAGAAGAAGTAAAAAAGAAATAAACCCTAAAAAAGATAATGAATCTAACGCAGTTTCTGTTGAGGTTGTATTCCAATATAGAATGACAGATTATTTTGGTAATAACCCAGATATAGATACTGGTAGAATTGGAGGATTTGCTAGATTAGCCTACAACAATTTAACTTATACTAAGAAAATAGGTTTTGACATTTTCGATAAATATGGTGAACAGTTTTCTTTTGACTTAGAAGTGTTTGCTAAATATAGTCCTAAAGGTAAAAACTTAAACTCGATTAGAGCTGCGAGAATTACAAGAGACTCAGGTCCAAGTAACCCAATCTCTACATGGTATCAAGTTCAAAACGGTAGAAACATTCTGCAATAATCCTTCATTTAGTTAGATAATAATCTTGATATATAATAGAGACGGAAATATCTCTATAATAAGATTTAAAACTAAATGGCACAAATTACCAATTTTACAGTAACATCATGGGCCTCTGAGCAAGATGCATGGACAAATGGACCAGCAGCAGTATCAGGAGGTGGTGTAAATATACAAACAGTTCATTTTAATGAAAATGCAAATGGCGTATCTTTATCACTAGAGGCTGGTGACATATTGTATCTTGACCCCGCTTTTGTTGGTATTCTTAATGGAGGTGATAATTATTACTATTATGAAGTATCATCTGTTGGACATGTAGTACAAGTTGCTGCAAACGGTGTTGTAGGTGCTCCGGCAACCACAACCACAACAACTGCGCCAGTTTATACTTATACAATTTCTATACAAGATGGAAATGGTGCTACTATTAGTTCTATTAATGAGGGTTCTACATTTAACGTTGTAGTTACAGTAGATCAAGCTGGGCAAAATGAAACTCTTACAGCTACAGGAGCTGCAGACGAGTCAGATTTTACAACATGGCCTTTTGGTGCAGGAAACACTTCACAAGTTTTAGATTTTTCATCGTTAACTACACAGACTTTAACGTTTGTTATTGATAATGATACAACTACTGAAGGCAATCAAGATATTATTTTTACTTTAGATGACGGGACGACTGAAACTCTAACTATTATTGATTCGAGCGTAACTAACCAGCCACCTACATTAGGTAACGGTTCGTTTAGTGTAACTCAAAACAATAATAACGATTTTGTTAATATAGACCTGTCAGATCCTTCATTAGCAGACGACAATGAAAACGATCCAATGACATGGACTATTGTAAGTGGTCCTAATAATGGGTATTTAATAGACCCTGATGCTCCGGCAACTCAAATTGCAAATTATCCGCATGTTATTGCTAATTCAGCTCCTACTATTAGATATTACCCAGATAATACTGGTGCTCCATCGTCTACTACATTTGTCTTTAAAGCAGAAGATCAATTTAGTACTCAAACTAATACTGCTACAATTACAGTATCGATAGACCCGCCTAGTAATCTACCCCCGGAGTTTGTTCAGGGTTTACCAAGTCAATTAACTACACAGGCAACTGGTGCTGGGAGTGTACTTACTTTTACAAGATCTTTTACTGATGAAGATATTGCAACATGTGTATTAGAATGGCTTGATCTTAATGGTAATGTTCTAGCAAATGAGGCAGGGGTAAATGCAACATTAAATTATGGTGTCCTTTCAGGTTCTGATGCAACTGGTTGGATATACACGACAAATGCGCAGTCTACACGTAATCCTGGTGATCCACCTTTAATAGATACTATTTACTTTAGAGTAACTGACTCCGACAATGAGTCTGATTCACATAATATTGAATTTAGACATACTGCGCCTGGAAACATTGCACCAACATGGAATGTTACTCCACCATCAACTTCTCAGGAAATTACAGCAGGGGTACAATTTAATGTCACTGGAATAACTGCTTCTGACCCGGATGTATCTCAAACATTAACATACACTCTTGCTCTTGCAGGGACTGATCAAAATGCAGCTGGTAATTTTAATCAACAAACAGGTACTTTATCTATAACAGGAGATGCTACAGGTACTGTTATCGCAACACTAACAGTTGGTGATGGTATTGATCAAGATATTATTGTATATAATTTTGATACTGTAGAAGTTGCATATAGAGGTGTTAACTATTCTTCATTTTCAAACTCTGAAACAGTAGCGTGTGGATTAACAAGATCGACTGGCTCTGATCTCCGTTATTATAGCACAGGTGATGGCTCGACATTTTTATCAAGCCTAGCTATTGGCGCGAAACTATATGAAGATTTTGGTTTAACTTCTCCGGTAACTCCTTCTTCTGCTAGTAATACGTGGATTTCTTTAGAAGAAACTACATACCAAACAGTAAAGGCTGTTAGATTAGCTAACGATGGTACTATTTTAGAGATTTTAAATTGTACGGTTTCAAGTGGTAACGCATGGCCGTTATATCTTAGATATTCTCAAGAAGGAGAGTCTGGATCTATTGAAGAAAATTACTGTAATGATATTTATGAAGAAGGTGAGGCGTGGCAAAATGCTATAAATCCGGCGAATAACGGTGGTACTGCAACTTTAGCTGATGTTGTAGCTGCAGGTGGACAACTGTTTTCATCGGAATACTCTGCCAATCAATATTCAGGCCAAACAGCACCAACTGGTGTTGTACTTGCAGATGGTTTATATTCTGAACCAGGAGTAACACCAGATGGATTTTATTATTACTATAATGCTTCACAATGGCAGAGTAGTAATGGCAATACTTTATTTGAGTGCCCACCTCCAATAGTTTATGGTACAAAAAATATTAGTGTTTACTTTTACACTCCTAATCCAACTGATATTGGTGATGTGTGTAATGCAAACATTGGTCCAACATGGGCTGATTCGATTGGGAATTTCACCCAAATAACTCTTTATTATAGACAAGATGTTAATGATAATAATAATTGGAATCTATTAGACTTAGCTAAAAACCAAGTACAAGTTTTCTTATCACAGGCTGCGGCCGACTCTCAAAATTACACTTTATTATCATCTAGTGCAATATTATTAGATGGTATAACTGGTGGTTTTGTAATATGGGATAATAATGAGTATACTGGATACGATGGCTCTTATGCTTGGTATGCTGTTAGTGATGATTTTAATTCAGGTACACAAGATAATATATTAGAATTAGCAGATGTGGATTCAGTTTTAGGCATCTGTGGAGATGGTATAACTGGCGCGGATTTAGATTATATTAGACCTCCGCTTTTTGATGCGTTACAGGTTCAAGTAGGTAATTCCACTGGATCTAGAACTTCTGTTTATTATGCATTTTATGCATGTAATGCTAAATTAGACCCTGGTATGCCAGGTGGAAATTCATATTATCCAATGTATATTGTAGATGGTATGGTGGATGTTGCTCAAATGTCTGATAGTGGAATATCATATATTAATGATTTTGTAAAGCAAATTTCAAATCGTGGTGTTGATGTTGCCAATCCTGAAGAAAGAGCTCAAATCAAAGTAGGAGGTGAATGTCTAACTTACATAAGCTATATAGTTGCTACTAATATAGAAGATGCGGTTGCTCAAATGCAATCACAGATAGAGCAAGTAGAGTCAAATATTTCATTTCAACACGGTGGACTTGCAATTCCAGTAAGACCTGTTTCTATTAATGCAATTGATTTAGGATTAGGTAGTCAGGCAGAAGTATCATGGAGAAACTTTACTAATTTAGAAAGAGATAGAATATGTTATGAATGTTCTATACAAGTAAATGGTACTCAACATGCATGGGCAAATTATGTATTTCCAGCAATGGATAATAACTTAGTTTTAGATAGAACTATACCTAATTTTAACCTAGAGGAAAACTATACATTAGACAATGTATCTAAGCCGTTATTAAGAACAAACCCAAAATTAACAACTAATGCTAAAATTGTTGCTAATATTTCAGATGAAATATTCTTAGAATCTATTGACGCAACTAAAGATTTAGCATCAGTTGAATATAAGAGATGGGCTCTTAATCCAAACGGTGATTACTCACAAGACTTATATAAGTTCTATAAAAGTAGTTCCACTCCAGCTGATGTAATGTATGCTGTTAGATCTGATTATTCAGACTTTACAGTACAAGATAGCTTTAGTAAACAAATTGAAGAGGTTTATCATTATGGAACTACATATAATTATTCTAAGTTACATGATGAAGACTTTAGAATGTTTGCTCCTATTTGGTTAGATAAAGATATTCCTAAAAAGTTTGTTGTATTTAGAGTTAACGATCCTGTTGGTGAAATAGACTTTGATGTAAATAGTAACCTACAAAATATACAAGATATTTTAAAGAACTCTGAAATTATTAAGACCTTTGATTTAACAAATGATTCTTCATTAGGTAAATACATTAGAGGTCATGTAAATTCTGAGTCTTTTCCTAAAACACCAGTTCAATTTAATTTTGAAAGAAGAGAGAAAAGTAATTTTAAGGGGATTGATTTAGGTAAGGGTGGATTTGCAACTAAAGGTGAATATCTATATAAAGATTTCGTGAGAGCTGATAGCCCTCTAATAGCCCAGAACGCGATGATTACAGACGGGTTTGAAAGAAATAAATTAGCATGTGCAAATTTACTTAATTTAGAATTCCTATTTAATGATAACGATGCTTCTGATTATACCATTAACAGATATTTTGGCTTATATGTAAATGATATTGATTCAGGTTATGGTAATATTAGCTCTGCTGATAATGGTAATATCATATTTAAAAACTTAAATTCATATATTAATGAGTCTCCGGAGTCTGTAATCCCCGCGTTTAAACAAATATCGGGAACACCAACTTTAGGATACCTTAATATAAGTGATGAATTCTATAAAATATCCTCTAAAGCAAAATATGACGTTAATAAATTAAACGTAATTGTAGAGGATGGTAAAAACCAAATTCCATCAGAAGTTAAAACAGCGCCAAATGGTAACTCGGTAGATATTGTGAAAGATGATAAACCCGGTTTTGATTTTGTTAAGTTTTCAGTTGTTGATACTCCAGCTATAAATGATAAGTTCATAGTATTTGAGTCTAGGGAATCTGTTTATTCACTTAAGTTTTTAAGACATATTCCAAATGAGGCATGGAAATTAAATATTAATAATGGTGGTACTTTAATTCAAGAAGATATTTTAACACAGGGTAGTATTTACTCTACGTTCCAAGTTATTGAAAATGCATTAGGAGCTTTTGATAATATAAAGGTTGAATTTGATGGCGATAAAACTATATTTATACAAGAGGTTAATGCTACGCTTGGGGATTTAGATGTTTATATATGGGCTCCAGTACCTAGTGCTGTTAGTAGTATTATTAAGGTAACACAAATGCAGTCTTCTGTAAACTTAGATAACTCTACATTTTTCGCGTCATCAGCCAACCCAGTAGATCCATCATATTTAGCTCCTGGTGAATTTATTGGAAATTCATTCTCAGCAGCTGGCTCTACTTTAGATATTGCAAATGCAATTGTTGCTTGTATTAATAGTAGCCCTATTAATTTTGATGCTGTACTACAGGAGGGGACTTCTGATTTCTACATTAAGAATAGAGTTAGCGGATATAAGCTTTTACAATCAGGGATTTTAGTTCCTACTGGTAATTCTATTGCATTTTTATCAATAGAGAATAGAGATATAAAAACAGTAAACAACCCACATGGTGTGCTTAAGCTATCAGATGCGGTACTTGATAATAATTTTGTACACTATATGAAAGGTGGTAACTCTTCTGGTAAATCAGTTTTAGTAACTCAAGATTCTGTTGCTGATATTGTTGTCGGAGATATGATACCTACTACTTCGATTGGGGTGTATAATGAAGTTATAGATATTGTAGATGATATTGAAAATACTGGGTCAATTTATAGAAAATTAATTTTAGATAAAAAGAATTCTCTTGAAAGTGGAGAACATAAAGTGTATGCTGAAAATGTGGCTAGATTAGGTTTGTTGTCAGCTTATGATATTCACGATATGAACTTTGACTTTTATGATATAGATAATTCTGAGTTAAAAGAATTAGAATTAGAAACTCCGGCAAATATTAATTATGAGCCTGAAAGGAGTGCTTCTAACTCGCTTACAGTGTTTAGTAGCGATTATGATATAGCAGATCCATACAGTTACTTTAGTGGTATTAGTGCTACATTAGGTGAAGAAACATTAGATGAATATAATGAAATTAAATTATTTAGTGAGTACGATAGGTTACAAGAAAATAGTTTAAAGGAATTTGCAGTAGATTCTAGAGTAGTTCCTAATATAAATAAATGGGTACTTAAAGATAGTTTAACTGTAAGAGAACAGCCTTATTATCTTAACTCTAATGAAGCTTTTGGTAGAACTAATTTCTCACCAGATTTTGATGCTGTAGGTAGAGATAGATTAGGAATGACACACGAGTGGTTCTATATGGATAATTTACCAAAATACATAACTAACGATAAACTTAATAGTACGTTTAGCTATGTTAATTTTGTAGACGGTTTTGAATTAAAACCATCACACTTTAAAAGCACTTCATATAATTACTTTAATAAATTTATGGTTACTGATGGTTTTGAAGTAAAAGACCAATATGATATAAAGTCTTTTATTAAAACAAACCTACAAAAGAAATACTCTTTAGTTTCAGGTGGTAATAATGTTTCTTTTGCTGATACTATTTTTAAAGGTATTAAAGTAGGATTTAAGAACCGAAAAGAATTTGAAAATAATAAATCTAATGAGTTTGTAAAAACTTCTGAATTTAATGGCTACAAGTTTAGTACATTATTATTAGTAAGGGGTGGTGGTAACACAAACGACATAGAGTATGAAGTAATACAAAACAAAAAATTTAAGTTTGTTATATTTTTAATTACAGTGTCTATTGATGACTTATGGATTGATGGTGCTTTAAATAGAAAACTTCTATATGAAATGAACCATAGTTTTGTTTGGAATAACGAAACTAGAAGTTTTAAATATTCTGATGTTAAATTATCAGGTGCAATTAACCTAAACGATATTAATTTTAATGACCCTAATGCTGATGATTATCGAGTTGCTTTTGGAATTAACCATGTAAATGGATCCAAGCCTCAGTTTTTAGATCAGATTAACTCAGACGATGATGATAACTTTGGTGATATTGAAATTACAGTTACTGACTCTAGTGGTTCAGTTACGTTTAAGTTAGGGATAGAATCTGTAGACGACCAGGGACAAATAACTTTATCCGGTGAACCTACTGATTTAAACGGCAATCCAGTAAACGTTTCTAATATAGCTGGTTATATTCAAAACAGTGCAGAATATGTATACAAACAGGGTGGTAAGAATGCGTTTACGTCGATCTTAGACCAATTAGCGATCGGATCGGTTGCGCAATTATTAGAATTAAACGATGGTAGTATTACTTATACTACAATCGAAGAAGATGGTACATCTTTAAATAACAGGTTTGAATTGGAATTTGAAAATGGAGTAGAAATAATTAAAGATGCAAATTTAGTTACAGTACCTGATCAGGATAAACCTAAAACGTTTAAACTAAAACAGGGTACAATAGGATTTAATCTTTATGGAAGTGATACTTATTATCCATTCTTAGTTAGACATAATGGTAACTACACTGTAGATACTAGACCTGTTGTAACATTTACAGATACTTATTCTCACTTTAAAACAAACACGTTACAAACAACGACAAACGCGTTTGAATTAAATATTGAAGAACCTATGTATAAGCACTCTTTAACTAGTGCTGAAGAAATTAAATTAGCTAGAGATTACTATAAGAAATATAATAGATGTGGAACTTCATTTAACCTAGGATTTATACAAGACAATACGCATGATAGCCATTGGGGTATAATTAAAAACCACTTCTATAGAAAAGTAAATGAGTCTAATGCATCTGGTGTAACTAAACTATCTACATCTACGGATAAACTACCTCTTTACCCATTAATTGGTGAGGTTGCAATAGATAAAAAAGATGTAAATGTGTTTAAATCTTCATGGGATAAAAACTATTATACTAGGTCTTTATCAGGTGGAGTTACTGAAGATGTTCCAGGTACTTTTGAAACTAAAGAAGAAAGATCTTACTTAGGTTCTACTATTATGAAAGTAAAAGATTCATACAATATACTTCAATTTAGCTCAAAGCAAGTATTTAGCCAGGAGGAGCAAGACTCTATTTTAGCTAATGATAATAATACTACAGATGTTGTAATATTTGAAGATAAAAAATATGTATACATTGATTTTTATATTTCAACAACACTTAATCGCTTATTAAGTGAAGATGGTGTATTAAACTCTATTAATAAATTTGTTAACCCTGTAGACTCTGCTGGTGATAAAACCACCACAGTTGATGATGCAATACTTTATGTTGAAAATAATTTAGCTAATGCATTTAATTTAAACATGATAAAAATATACACAAGTAGAATAAAGGGTAAATATTCTGAAATACTTTCTACTGAAAATATTGAAAGTTTAGATGATGCTGGGTTTGCAAACGATACAAACTTTACTTTTAAGGCGCACGAACAAAAGCCCCTTAATTTTAGATTGATATATAATAAAAGATTAGGTTACTCCTATAAGATTAGACCTATGATAAAAATAAAGTCATAAGAAATGGCCATTAATATTCAAGAAATACTACACCCTAGTGACTCTGATGCTATTAAGTTCGCAAAGATTAACTATAACTTTGACCAACTCGTAGTCAATGGCGGTGGACCTAGAGGTCCAAAAGGAGATCAGGGTAATCAAGGGGTTACCGGTTCTACAGGTGCTGTAGGTGATACAGGTCCAAAAGGTGACAAGGGAGATTCAGGCGAAACTACTAGCCCTTGGAAATCAATTGTAATAGATTCAAACATTAACGATAACCAAGATAACGTTACAATTTTAAAACCTAAACCAGATACTGATAAAGAAACTCCAGTTATTTGGCTTGGGGATTCTTCTTTTATTAATAGTGGTAGTAATGCTAGTGATGGAGATTTAACTTTAAGGTCTACTTTGAATATTGGTAGACACTATAATTTTGAAAATAACATAATAGAGGCAGAGTATGTAACTTTTTGGCATGATGCTAGTAATAAACTTAAAATAGATTCTGAAAACGTTACAACTGGTAGTGGCTTTGTTAGATATAACATTTCTCCGGTAATTCCAATATCAGGACAGTCGCCAGATATTAGACTTCAGATTAATACACATACAATACACACTGAACATTTTCAACTAAATAATTCTGGAGCTTCAGGAACACCTGAATCTGGTATGATTAGATATAATGCTGGTGGTAATAAATTTGAAGGGTATATCGGTGGTAACTGGGTAGATTTTTGTATGGAGCCTTGTGGCTCTGGAGGCGGAGGTACTATTAGTATATCAGGAGATGATTTAGACCTTAATGCTGATGGAACTTTAGTTAGTTCTAATACTCCGGCCCCTCTATATACATATAGTGTATGGACTGGTTCAGGCGGTACTGTTTCAGTTGACGCGGGAGGTACTATTACTATTAATGATGGTAATTCAACTCAAGTGGTACCAACACCTGCTTTATTCCCTCAAAATGACGATGAGGGCATTGAAATGGTAAGCGTTGATCTTGAGATAACAATCCCAGGTGGCTATCAAAATACTGGGGGAACAATTACAGAAAATGCTATTAGTTTATCACAACCAACTAGTTGGGTTGCACCTAGCTTAAACACATACGATTTAACATTAACTACAGCAGGTTCGTATTGGTCTATATCTGATGCAACTATAATAACTAGTAATTCTACAAATGGTACAACTGCCGGAACATATAGTGGAGGTGTTTTACAATTCCAAGCTTATGATGACGCGACTGTTCAAGTTCGCATAGATGCAGACGCCGATCAAGGTTATGAGTTTAATGCTAATGGTGGTAACGGAGCGTTTAGTACAAATGGTGGTACTAATGAACAATCAGATATAACTACTAACACTAGTCAGACAACATACTCATTTAATCTTAATACAGGAAATGCTCAAAACGGATTTGGATTAGCAGATGGTGCACATACAGTTCAAATAAGTGCTGATACTACACCGATAGTAAATCAAACTTATACAACAACTTGGAATTTAACTGATAACTTTACAGGTGCAGTCTTAGACGACGTTAGTACTGGATTTTCTTCTGTTACACAATTGGTTTCGTCTCCTGGCATCAATGGTACTACTCAATCTGATTACTTATTTATAGTAAGAGAGCCTGGGTATACAGCATTTACAAATACTAATGAGGTAACCGTTACTGTTTCAGGAGGTGCTGTAACCGACGCGCTATTACACTCTGGTGGTGATTATATTAGAGTGACACTGCAAGATACTAACCAAGGTCAGAACGCAACAATTAATGTGGATGTTACAGGTTCACTTGCACCGGAAGTAATACCGGTATTCAATTGGACTAACACATCCACACAATCCTCTCCCATCACAATGGATTGGGATACGACTACCGGAGATAACGAACAACCATTTACATGGAACGGCGGTACACTCGCGGGTGGTAACGCACTTGTCAGCCACTTTAATTGGTATTTATGGAACGGCTTAGCTCCTGGTGCTAATGTTACTGTTAGAAACGCATCCGATACTGGTCCTCATGCTGGTGGTGATGGTATTGCTAAATTCTATTTTGACTTTGATTCAACACAAGGAGTCCAAGGCCCACATCAGAATGGTGTACAATTTAACGGCACATCTACCGCGTTTGGAAATATACTGTATGATGATACAAATTCAACCGATGGTTTATGGGTAAGGATGTATCAGACATGTCACGTTGCAGGTACTGTAATGAATCTAGCCGATGGAACAACTAAACTAGTTGAAGACTTAGAAGTTGGAGATGTATTAGCATCGTACAGCATTACTGGTCTTGGAACTGATGAAAATGAACAGCCATGGGAAACATACTTAGCAGACGCAACAGGGTGGTCTGCTACTCAGAGTACAACTACAGTAACGTCTATAAGAGAAGGTTTATTTGACGAGTATTACAACTTTAATAACGATTTAACTAAAGTTACACGTGAACACCCAGTTCTAGTAAAATCTGGTGATAACATTTCATTCAAAAGAGCTGATGCTGTAGTTGAAGGAGATTCATTCTATATTAACGGAGCATGGGTTGAAATTACTAGCATTGAGCTTGTAACTGCTGACCCAAAAGTTATGACATATACAGTAAATGTTGAAGAAGAAGATGTTTATCTAGCAGATGGTATCTTATGGCACAATGCACAGAATGTCGGTAAATAATAAATTATGAAAGACAAAATAAAAAACATATTAGCAAATAGGACTCTGGTAACTTTCGTTGCGGGAGCCCTTCTATGTTTATTGTTTCTTAAACAATGTAACAGTATTGAGAACTTAAAGCAAGATGTAAAATTAGCACAAGAAGATGCTGGTAGACAACTTAATAATTTTAAGGCTGCTCAAGACTCTGTTACAATACTAAGAAATGATAATGGAGATCAGCTCGCTCAGATTAGATCCTATGAATTTGATTTATCAAATTTAGAATCTAGCCAAGCCAAGTTGACTAAAAAGTATAAGAAAGCGTTAGCACTTAATGATGACTTAAAAGAAGTTAACTCATTAATTTCAGCTAACTTAGAAATTACAGATAGTTTAGATGTAACTACTACAACTGAAACTATTGACACGACAACTACTAAAGTTACATTTGCATCATCAGAAGATTTCGGTGATGGTAACTCTAGAAACCTAACAGGGTTTTCTACCTTTAAATATGAATTTGAACAATTTAAAGTATTGGAAACTAAGTTTGAATTGACACAAACTTTAAGCTTAATGGCTGCAATTGAGAATGTAGATGGAGCTGATAGATTAAAGTTATCAACAAGCTACCCTGGATTAGAGATTAAAGATATTGAAAATATAAACTTAGTTAATAGTAGATTAAATAGAAAAGACCAAAAGAAATCTAGATGGCTAGTTGGTTTTGGAGTTGGATATGGTGTTAACTTAAATAATAACCAGGTAATTAGTACTGGTCCTTCAATTGGTGTTGGACTTTACTGGTCACCTAAATTTTTACAATTTTAAAACATGGCGCAATCAAGTAGATATTTTAGAATAGACGAAGACATTCTGTTAGAGTTTATTTACCATGACCAAGGAGATGCAGAGAAGTATCGAATTGAGGTAGATGACAATGGTAGCGAAGTAATGTTCTTAGATACTGTAGATCAGAATCCATATCAGCCTAGACACTTAATAAATGAATTAGGTTCAGCTGTTGTGAATTTTGATGTAACAATTATTAGTGGTTACCTTGCAGTAGAGAACTTCGCAGCTAGAACTTTACTTTTACAAAATGGTAAGACATATAAATTTGATTTAAGTGCATTAGCTAACCCAGCTGATTTTACAATCTCTGGAGCTTTAGGTATTTACAACTATTCAGCTACTACACAAATTGGAACTTTTACTCCAACAATAAACGGTAAGATAGAATATACATACCCTGATTTAATAGGAGGTGTAATTTATGTAGATACTAGAGCTAACCCTTTATTCTCATCACCAGACGAAGCGACTGGAAATGATATTAACCAGACAATAGGAAGATACCATGCAGTTAAAACTCCTGGTCTAACAGATACGACAAAGTATGCACTATTAGGCTATGATTCTACTGGTGATTATGATATGCATAATTATATTAATAATAGTTTAGAGTGGCAAGGTGGTAATGAAGCAGATCTTTTAAACTATCAATCTGAAGCAACTCAAAATATTAACTATATCTTATATGATAGTATTAGACTTCACTTAAAGTCTGGTTTTAGTTTTGCTGCAAGAGGTTATGAGGGCTTTCTATTTGAAGTAACTGCTGAGAGAATGAGTGGCGAGGAAAACTTCTTAACTCAATTAGTTTATTTAAACCACAGTAACTATGAGTTCTCAAATCCTAAACCGTTTATTTTAGGTGAGACTCTTTGGTCTAAGTTTATTAACCTAAAAGTACCTACTCTTGTTGGACAAAATGCAGAGTTTAATGATAGATTTTATGGTAATGGCTCTTTAGGTTCTAGTGATTTAGATCCTACGTCTAATTATGGGATTAGATTTGCTTTATTAGATACTTTAAAAACTATTGAAGGATTTGATTATGTTTATACTGGAGAAGAGAATAAGTTTACAGTTTCAAGAGAAGATGAATTTGCTGATTTTACAGTTGTAGTTGAAGATGCTACAGATGGAGATTACTTTAATATTTACGGAGAGAAAGATAATTCGTTAGCAAACTTCGAGGGACATATCATGGATAGGATTAGAACTTCATCTGATGATATTGTTGTTATATTTGACGTAGATGTTTTTGAACAGATAGGTACAGCTCAAGTTAAATCATATACTACTACGTTTACACAATATGAAGATTTTAATACACCAATAAAGTTTAGACCTGTAATTAATAAGGCTAATGTTGCTGTTAATTTCTCGATTGAAGTTACGATGAGAATTTACAATCAAACAGATAATACTCAAATCGTAAAGAGAGCTAGTTTAACAGTAGATCAAGCTGCTAGATATGGTAAGAAGTTATCGTCTTTAAAGATTGATAATCCAAATATATTAACTGAGGTTTACAATGTTTTACCTAGTCTAGCTGCTAATAAAATTATTTCAGGTTTTATTACTGACAATTTACCAAGATCAGTAAAAACAGTACCCGCATTTGTTGAAAGGCATAATGTAATTGCTAGTTCTGCAAAAGTAAATTTAGTCGGTACTGGTGATAATCCAATTACAAAAGAGGTTGAAGAATTTGATACAACTGATTTTGTAAATGAAGGTGATTTATCTATTAGTATTCCTCCTTTTGCGTCTTACTATAAATTTGCTATTGCTAAGAAAAGAGGAGATGATTTTGATATGATTTCATTTGAGAATGCAGAAAGAGTTATACTTACATTTAGTGATGGTAAACAAAAATTAAAATTTAACCATGTCTATAATAAAGATGTTGATATGGGCTTAGGTGAAGTTTTGTTTAAAATCAACGAGGCTAATGCAACTAGTATTAGAGGTATGCAAACTAACACTTTCTATATTAGTATTGATAATGGAACAGAAGAGACTATGATTACTAAAGGTAAATTTACTATTGGATAATGATTTTAAATAGCAGAAATAACGCATACGATTTTAGATTCCCAAGAAGGTTTATTCCTGAGGAAGTAGCTGAGAAATACAAGAAGTATCTGAATAGAGTTCCTGGTGGACTTTTAGCAGAACCAATTGATTTTGTTAACTATTCTATCCAAGGTCTTAATATTCCTGGTGTAGCTTTCGAACCAATTACTCAATCAGATAATGATGGTACTGTAAGAAGCCATAGAGGTGCCGTGCCAATTCAAAATACAATTACTAGAGAATTCACAGTTACATTTCAGCTATTAGATGGTTTTATCAATTACTGGATTATGATGGACACTCTATTATATTACTATGCTAGATCGACAAAACAGGCTTATATTGAACCTATGACTCTAAGAATTTTAGATGCCGAGGGAGCTTCAGTAGCCTATATGGAATTCAACGGTATTATTCTGAGCTCTATAAATGAGTTAAATCTAAATATGGCAGAAAACGTATCTGATTTCAGTACATTTGAATGTAATTTTGTTTACAACAAACTAGATCTGAGATTAGAAATAGATTAAAAGATATATAAACTATGAAAGATACTAAAACATTTAACGAATACTTAGTTGAGCAAAAGCTAACTAAGACTGATATGAAACTATTACAAGAGTCCCTACAATCAGAGTGGACTCCTGAATTAGAAGAAAAAGTTGACTTTGCGCTAGAGCAATTTGTACAACAATTTCAGAATGAAGATGGTTCTTTTGATTTAGACAGATTAGAAGAAGGCATTGTTAACGAAGGACTTTTAGGTTCTATCTTTGGTGGTCTTGCGGGATTTGCATTAGGTAAATCTGTTGGTAAGATGATTGCTAAAGTACTTGGTATTCAAAAAGGTATTTTTTACGATTTATTAACTTCCCGTTTAGTTGGCGCTGCCCTAGGTGCTGCAATGGGTAAAAGAATCTAATTTGAATTTAGTTACAGTTGACTTCTCGCTTAATTCCCCTGGTATATGTGTCTGGCAATCTGACACGAATGAATATCAATTTATCTCATATATTAAAGCTGGCTCTGGCACAAAGGCCGAACAGAAACGTCAAGAAGAAATAAGTACTTTTTCTGATGTGACTCTAGTACATCAACCAGATTGGAAATCTTCAGTTGGAGATTACTCTAAGAACGAGTTCGCAAAAATCAAGAGATACATTAAGACAGCCGATGACATTATTAACCTAATCGTCAATATAACTCAGACGAAACAAGATTATCATATTGCATTCGAAGGTACGTCGTATGGTTCTAAAATGGGAACTAATAATATGATTGACATGGCGGCAGGAGCTGCAATCCTTAAAGAACAAATGATAAATCAACTCGAGGTCAAAAATTTAATGACCGTTGCACCTACTACAATTAAGAAACATGCTGGTAAAGGGAATATGAATAAGTTAGCTCTTTGGAATGCATTCTTAAATAATGTGTGTGAGTCTCCTGAGTTAGCTAACAGTCCTTTATATAAATATTGTGTCTCTGAAATTGGTGAGGTGAAAAAAGTGCCGAAGCCTTTTGATGACCTAGTCGACGCTTGGTTCCTAAATCATTATCTTTACACTAAACTTGGGGAAAATTTGCCAGACTAACCAAATCTCTGCTTTCAAGCCTCTTCTGGCTAGTCTCTGCTTCCGGTACTACTCTTCCCCTGAGGTTAAATACATAACTTATATGCTAGTTCCCAGAAAAGGTTTCAAAAAACTTCAACAAATCTCAAATTAATTCTGATAGCCTAGCATTAGGTTAATTCTAGTAGGGATAACTACTTTAGTATTACAGCTATCACAACACTTTCCTTTATTGATAACAGGAGCTGGATTATTACCGTATTGCTCTTTAATAGTCTTCTTGCAAATTACACATTTAAAATCTTCCATATTAGCAGTATGATTTAATTTTGTCCATTTGTTTTTTAATTTCTACGCATGCTTCAGAATACCTATCTACTTCAGGATATTTAAACCCTAACCAAAGCATATCAATGTTTGCTGGACCTGCGCCACCAATGTGGTCGTCAATCCACGTACAGAACGAATGGAGCGAGGCAGCCTCATCGATGTATAAACTTTCCTCTATATAATAATAACCCTCTAGAAAGCTTCCAGTGGTCTTAGCCCCCATCAAAAGAAGCGTTTTGTTTCTCGACGACAATTTAGTATGTTTCTTCATAGCGTCTAATTTTAATTGGTACTCGTAGTGTGGATTACTCATGTTTATTAGTTTTTAATTACAGTACTAATATACGAAAAATATCTGACATAAAAAAATTCTGAGGCAATTATTTTGCAAAAAAGTTATTAACAATTTAAAGGTACTCTATCAAGAAACAAATTAAAAAAGAGATATATAATATGTATAATAAACAAAAGAACAGTGATATGTTGATAACAGCGGATTACTTTCGTCTTAGCGAAATCCTAAAACAAATGGTGGAAGCTAATGCAATCACTTCGCAAGAACGTGAGGAGTTACTACACAAATCAGGGCTGATTAAGCAAGAGGATGGCAGATGGAAGGAAATACCTACAGGCCCAAGGTCTGGGTACTCTCCAGCTATTTTGACATTAGACTGAAACTATTGTATATTGTACAACTATAAGGAACTGAAAGAACATTAACGTAATTTCGAGTATTAACATTTTATTAAACAATTTTAAGTATTATGAGTGATTCATTTGACATTTTTAATCTTGGCGTAGAAGACGTAGAAACGCATCAGCCAGAAAGAACTTCAACTAATGAAGTTTACAAACCAACTGCCGACGACGGCAAAGACGGAACGTACAAAGCATTAATTAGATTTGTACCTAACCCTGAGAATCCGAGAAAATCTCTGATTCAAAAATACGTACACTGGTTAACTAACTCCAGTGGTGACGGAAAACTAGTTGACTCTCCACAAACAATCGGTGAGCACTGTCCAATTGCAGATGTATTCTGGAAACTAAGAAAATCAGATTCTGCAGTAGATAGAAAAGCTTCTGAAAAATTAAAGAGACGTCAACAGTATTATTCTCTTGTAAAAATCGTAAAAGACCCACAAAACCCAGAATTGGAGGGTACTTACAAAGTATTCAAATTTGGATATAAGATTAAAGAGAAGATTGACTCTGAATTGAAGCCAGACTTCGGTGAGCCAACACAAGTATTTGACCTATTCGAAGGTAAGAACTTCGAGCTTGTTATTACAAGACAAGGTGAGTACAATAACTACGACAAATCTAAATTCTCTTCTAACAAATCTGCAGTAATTATGGGCGATGCTCCAGCAGAAAGAACGAAAGAGACTATGGGCGCTATCAAAGAAGAATTAGAGAATGCACCATCTTTAGCTCAATATGATTACAAAGCGTGGGACGAAGACACGAGAGCCTTTGTAAACAACGTATTGAGAATGTACCTTAATCCAGGTGATGATATTGCAGCAGTAACTTCTGCTCCAAAATCTGCTCCAGCTCCAAAGGCAAAAGTAACTGAAACTGCAACTGCAGGATCTGCTGCGCCAACAAAGGCTGAAGCACCCGCTGAAAGTAAGGTAACTACAGATGATGATTTAGATTCTTTCCTAGATGACCTCAACATCTAATAACATACAATTAACTGAAGAGCTTAAGAGTAGAATAAAAGTTGCACTAAAACAAGTTTGTGTAGAGCATCATTCCACTCCTAACAAGCAGCTGCTTAAAGACATGCCAGGGCGAATAACCTTGGCATGTCCTTATTGCGGTGACTCTCATGAAGATGATACCAAGAAAAGAGGTAACATGTATTGGGATACGCTTCAGTATCATTGTTACAATTGTTCTCATCACACTAATCTTCATACGTTCTTAAAAGACCATGAAGTTAGAATGCCTAATACAGGCGACTCATTTACGATTATTGACTATATCAAAGAGAACAAACAACAGGTTAGTCAAGAACAAGTATTACAAAACCAGTCACTTGCAAGCGTCCAAGAACTGGCATTAACCGTAGATGAATTTAAACAAGTATTCGGCGCTAAAGAAATTGAGCCTGGAGAATGGATTTGGTTTCAGCTAAAAGAAAGGCTATTACATAATAAGTCTAGCGAGTTTCTTTTTTCCCAAAAAGGTAATCGACTTTGGATTTTAAATAAAGGTTTAAACGGGAAGATTATCGGCGCACAATCCAGAAGAATGAAAGGCTATGGGTCTAGGTATTTAACTTATGACCTACCAAAAATATATGAAGAGTGGAAGAAGCCGTTAGAGTTAGAACCAGAGGTAATGACTAAACTGGCAAAGGCTTCTACTTTATTTGGAATTATGCAGGTTAATTTCCAACAGCCAGTCACTTTATTTGAGGGACCGATTGATGCGAAGTTTATGCATAACTCTATTGCCCTAGCAACAGCAGGTAGATCGACAGAAGAATTTGACGAAATGGCGACAGTCAGGT